TCAGTGGGTGTATATAGGCGGAGACTCAATAGCTATTGATGATTCGTCCGAACTCGCAATGCACTCTATAGCTCCAGACTTTCAGACATACGCTAAACTGACACTCATCTCAGATCGCATCCACGACGTTACATTCCCGTAACACCTCCGAAACATTATTGCGTTGACTTACTGACGTGCTAACGCTTTAATGTGCCTTTGTGCACTTTGCACATGACCAAAAGACCAGACCAAAAAGGAACGACCATGACCATCAAACTCAATGATGGGCAGCTTGAGGCTACCCAGAAGATAAACCAGTTTTTGGCCTCTCCAGTTGTCGAGGGGGTGCCAGCCCGAGGCAGTAATCGTTACTTCTCGCTGCAAGGTGGCGGCGGTACCGGCAAGTCCACATCCGTATTTCACGTACTCGAACCTTACCGCGAGAAAGGCTGCAAGATACTGCTGTGTGCACCAACCAACAAAGCAGTCCGAGTGCTGGCCAAAATGGCCTCTGCCTACGGCGTTATGTACGACTGCTCCACCCTGCATTCTGCCCTGGGCCTGGCCGTGCTGCCCAACGAGGAGCGCAAATCCATTGTCCTGGCCGGCAAAGCGAAGATCGGCAACTACGACATTGTGGTAGTCGATGAAGCCTCCATGTGCCCTTCCCGAGCCTTGGATATTCTCGAAGACGCCGTGGTGGGTACCTCAACAAAAATCTTGTTCATGGGCGACCCATACCAGCTGCCACCGGTTATGGAGCAGCGGTGCGAAGCCTTCGACATGGGCGACTCCTACACCCTGACAAAGGTGGAGCGGTATTCCGGTCCAATCCTGACGTTGGCCAACCAGCTGCGCACCTGCATAGACAGCCGCAAGCGACTGCCGGCCATCGAGGAGTCGAGAGGAAGCGACGGTTCAGGTGTGGAAGCCGCCCTTGGCCCTGCGTTTGTGAAACTGGCATTGGATCGAATCGACCCGGAAGACACTGACAAGTGCCGCATGTTGGCATGGACCAACCGCCGTGTGGACGAACTGAACCATGCGTTCCGCCAACACTGCCACGGCAAGAAAGTGCCGCAGTTCATTGTTGGTGACCGGGTGGTGACCACAGATGTGGTCAAAGATGACGACGGCAACATCCTGCTTCCGACAGACGAAGAGTGCGTCGTCAAAGCCGTCGAGCAGGACGTGGTGCCCAGTGCCTTCAACAGCTCCTTGCTTTTCCCGGTATGGACGCTAGTGATCGAACCCCTGCACTCCCAGGCAAGAGACGTTGTGGTGCATGTACTCCACCGTAACCACCAGGACGAGTTCTACGGACACCTGCGGGAGATCGCTGCCTACGCCAAAAAGACTGGCGACTGGGGGATGTACTGGGAGGTAAAGGAGTCCGTGCACCAGGTAAAACACTGCTATGCCATCACGGTGCACCGGTCGCAGGGTTCTACCTTTGGCACGGTGTTCCTTGACGTGATCGACATCCAAAAACAGAAAGTCCTGCAGGAGCAGCTGAAGCTCCTCTACGTTGGCGCTACTCGACCGGCCAACGAGCTGTACGTAAATCGCAATAAATTTATCGCTGTATAACCTGCACCCCGCATCCAAGGGTGCGGGGCATTAGTGAGTATTGCTATGAGTAACCCTGTCTTCACTCAGCCAAGGTTTGACTACGAAGCCTTTGCTGAGCGGTATTCAAGTGTCGATCCGGGCACAGTAGTGGAAGTCCTTACCGCAGACACAGTGAACGCAGGCCGATCCCGGCAGGTGGGTACCATCCACTACCTGCAGCGTCGGGGCCTTAAACCCCAAGTTGATTTTCAGACCTCGTTGGTAGACCGCAGGTTATTCGTTAAGAAACTCACCGCAACTCAGATGGAGGTTTGACCGTGTACAAATACATACAAACCACCACAGAGAAGAAGACCGCTTGGCGGGCCTGCCCCGACGATAACAAGTGGGCTCACATGATCGAAGCTGCGCCGATGACGACCATATTGGCGGTTGGCCAGATGATCGAATATGCGGAGAACGACGAGGACTTCGACACGAAATCGCTGCGGTACCGGGGGCCACTTTACTTCGACATCGACTCGCAGGACATCAACGCCTCTATCCAGTCCGCTATTGAGCTGTGCTCCCACCTGATGGCAGAAGGTGTACAGCCGCAAGACCTGCAGATTTGGGCCACAGGCAAAAAGGGTTTCCACATCCTGATCGACCAGCAGGTGTTTGGCCAAGGCAAGACCAAGTGCTTTGTCGCCCTGCCCTGGATTTACCGGGAAATGGCACAGTCACTCTTCGTTGAAAACCTCGACATGGTGGTTTACAGCGGCGGTCGTGGCCGGATGTGGCGTACCCCCAACGTCCAGCGAGAGAACGGGCAGTACAAGGTTCCGCTGACCTTTGCCGAGCTGGAACAGCTCAACCCACAGAAGTACGAAAAGCTGTGCAGTGAGTCCCGCGAGCTGGAGTACAAGTATTCCGGGATGCCATCTCTCGGCCTGACGAATCTGTTCGACCAAGCGCAGAAAGCCGTCCACCAGCAGATCATGGAGTTCCAAGGCCATGAGCAGATAGATGAAGAACTGCTGACTGAATTCTCTGCAGAGGACGGCTGCATACAGAAACTGATCACCAAGGGCGATAAGGACGGCTCGAACTTCAACCAGGCAGCGATGCAGCTGGCTGCGTTCGTCAAAGTTAAATACACGATTGACGACCGGGACGGCTGGATGGCCCTGGCCAGAACGATGGCCAAGAACGTGACCTCCGGCAGTTACCGGAGCGAGGCTGACCGGTTGCGCCACATCAAAGGGGCCATCTTTCGAGCGTTTAAGGATCAGAACTTCGTCTTCAGCCGCCGAGCCCTGTTCAAGGTAATCCGACCCTGTGGCGACTGCCTCATCTGCAAAACCCAGGACGGCGAATCAGTCGAGATGGGCGAGTTGGACTTCATTGAAGCCAGGCCAACCGGCTATTTTGCGATGTTCAAAGCCGGCGAGAAGCAGCTGACCACCTTCACTATCGAACCTACCACCTTCTACACAGCAGAGACCGAGGAAAGCGGCAAGCTCCGCACCGGGGTATCTGCCAAGGTGCTCTGGCTCAACCGAGAGGGACATTCCTGCAGTCACACCCACATGATTCCAGATGATGCGTGGAACAGCAGGTCCAGCCTGATCAGAGCCATGAATGGTATTGGCAACTGCGCAGTGTACGCAAACGACGCTGAGATACAGCGCCTTCGTCACAGCATTTTCAGAGACATCGACATGATAGGCGAAATTCACGAAGTCAAAGCCAGTGGATTCCACTGGTATCGGATCGGGGCGAGCAAGAGCATGGTGTATGTGGAGCCTTCATTCTCCCTGACCAGCTCGTCAGAGATAGGCACCCACAAGCTGGTGGTGGACAACATCCAGGCCCCACCAACCCTGTTCGCTGCAAGCGGAGTAGAGAACCAGGACCAGGAGATGGCCGACACACTGAGAGCGTTGTGCAAGATCAACGACCCTCATGTAGTGGCACAGTGTCTGGGCTGGACAGTGGCCTGTTTCCTGAAGCAGCAGATCATCACCAAACTGAACCAGTTCCCTCTGCTGAACCTTTACGGCAACGCCGGCTCCGGTAAATCCAAAACAGCACACCTGATGGGTTACCTACACGGCTGTGACTACGAAATGCGGGACAGCCCGCTGGACTTGGAGACCACCACGCCGTATGCGATCACTGCAATGGTGGCCAGTTCCACCACTGTGGTGCGCATCATCGACGAGGTGAACCCCTCACTGGTGCCGCGCCGGGTGTATGACAAGTTCGTAGGCGTGGCGAAAGCCGCCTGGGCTGGCTTGGAAGAGTCGAAGGGCACCCTGTCCTCCCGTCCTGATCGCGGGGCAGCGGTGAGCAAGGTCAAGCTGACCGGCCCCATCCTGTACCTGTCTGAGCAACCACCAGAGCGCCCTGCCCTTCGGCAGCGTACCGTGATGGTCGGAATGTCACAGCGGCAGCGAGAGGTGCCGGGGCGCGAAAGCAACTTCATGTATGCGTTTGAGATGCGGCACAGGCTGGCTGATCTGGGCAAGGAGATGGTGGCAACCGCACTGAGAACCACGCAGCGACCGGTGCACACCATTATGGCCAAGTACGCTCCTCGGGTACCTACTGCAGTAGGTACCCGGGCACACTACTCCTACACGGTGGTCCTGACCGGTCTGGAGTGGCTGCAGACGGTCACTGATACGCTGGAGCTGGGTGTACACGATGAGATTCAGGAACTGATTGACGGTCTGTTGGAATGGCTCTGCGAAGAGCAGGACAACATCAGCAAGGAGAAGTCCCGTTCAGAGTCCGATATCGTTATCGAAGCCATGTCTACCATGGCTGCGCAGCCGGCGAGCGTAGCAGAGCGCCTGATACCTGGCCTGCACTACTTCCGACGTGGCAACGAACTGATGGTAGACACCCAGCTGGCGTTCCCGATGTATGCCAAGTTCTCCCGCAGTATTGGAGACCGACCAGTGGTGGCCAACGCCGGGCAGCTACGAACACTGCTGCGCGGAGAGAACTACCACCTTGGCGACGGGCCACACCCGACTCGGGAAGGCACTTCTGTGACCCGAATGGACCTGCTGGGAATGCGCACAAAGGGCATCCAGATCAACAACTTCAAGGAAGATGATGAGGAGGGCTACGTTGACTGATCCCCTCCGTGAACGAAGGAGATTCCTGTTTCATAGAGAGCTGCCCAAGGGAAGTAGCTTGGTTATCGCCGTAAAACCCCTAAGGGGATTTTACGGTGTCGAACCAACTCCATACCCCCCAGGTCTCACGCTCTCTCCGCAGGCTTAACATCCCGACAGCCCGTCGGTAGGTCAAAAGACAACCATAGGATAGCACAACCAGGAGGAGCGAGAACAGGGGCGTCCGTAGGACGCCGAGCTATCCCTCCCGGCACTAGAAGTACCGGGTTTCTCGCGCAAAAATATGATGACTGAACCAGCGGTGCAGGCCGACCAGACTGCTCTCTATGACCTGATGTGCGGCGTCGGTATCACCGACGCCCCGCAGTGGGCCAAGCAGGTCAAACTGCCGTACCAACCGTTCCCTTGGCAGTTTCAGACGATGCAGCAGATGTTCCGATACGAACGGTTCGCTGACTTTTCTGACCCCGGCACCGGGAAGACCTTTCCCATGCAGTTCGCTGCGGTGACCTATGCGTTCTATGGCAACAAAGTGTGTGTGGTGATGCCGCCCACGCTGTGTGGCCAGTTCGCAGAGACGTTTGCGGATTTCTTCGTTGGGATTCACGACCACCTCAAAATCCACCTGCTCGATGAGCCTGTCAAAAAGCGGGAGCAGCTGATTGCCCAGTGGGACGAAGAGGGCTGGCCTGACATCCTGCTGATGTCATACGACATGTTCAGGAAGTACGCTGACCAGCGCCGTACTTTCACCAAGCTGGAAAAGGTAGAAGGACGGCCCAGGCCCAAGAAGGTGAAGATTCCAAACCCAAACTGGGACAGGCTCAAGCGGGCCGGCTACAACGTCCTGATCGCTGACGAGGCTCACGCCCTGAAGAACCCAGGCAGTCAGATTCATCAGCGGTTCTGGGAGTACGTTACCGACACGACTGGTGAGTACATCCTGTATCTGGCCACCGGCACTCCCTCCGGTAATACGCCGGAAGACACGTTTGGCTTGATCAGACTGAAGACTCCCGAAGCCTATCACTCAAAACGAGCATTCGACCGGCAGCACGTCATCCTCGACAACGACAGCAAATTCCGTCACGTCCTTGGATTTAAGAACCTCGACCTGTTGCACACCAACCTGTATCAGAATGCCGTCAGGGTCTCCAGTGAGGTGTTCAGGACGGTGCCGGAGCCTCAGATCATTGAGGTGAAAGTGAACCTTGAGCGGGCTCACAAGAAGCTCTACGACCAGGTGATCAAGCAGAGGATGCTCGACCTGCCGGAGGGTCTGATTGATGCGATCAACGACTCCAAGATGCGGCAGTTGGCCAAGCAGTTGGTGTCCGTGCCAGAGATGTACACTGAGAAGGCACCTGCAAATGCTCTACGTCAGAGCATGGATACAGTGATCGAAGGTATCGACCTGAGCAAGAAGAAGGTCATCATCTTTGCTTACTACAAGGCGACGGTAGCTGCACTGGCCAAGCACTACGAGCAGTTCAACCCTGCTGTGATCAACGGCGCATCTGCAGACAAGGACGCCAACAGGAAGAAATTTCTGGATGACGACAGTTGCAGGGTGATCGTGGTCAACTGGCAGTCTGGTGGGGCCGGCCTGAACCTGCAGAGCGCCGCTCACTACATCCTGTTTGCAGAGGTGCCCACGGTGCCCAAAGATGCCTATCAGGCCATTGCCAGAGCAGACAGGTCAGGACAGAAACACCAGGTCATCGCCTATTTCTTCCGGGTGATGAAGACGATTTCCGGGGGGCACGTCCGTACCCTCCTGAAGAAAGACCTCGTAAACAACGAGGTGATGCGTGATAAACGTAAGCTGCTTCACGAACTTATGGGCGAGTAGCAGCGTAATGTGCAAAATATGCACTTGTACATATTGACACAATGTACATTCTGCATTTAAATACTTGTACCTATCGCATTTGACGGTAGGCAAGACGATGAAAATGAAATTGAAAGTCCCTAACCAAAGACCAAAGGTGAATATCATGGCACTTGCAAAACCGACCGTAACCGCAAATGAAGTTGAAACTGTAGCCACTCAGGAAGTTGCACAGGAAGCCGTTCAGGAAGTATCCGCAGCGGGCGTTGACGCCATCGCTGAGGAAGTGGACTACGGCTCTCAGAGCCCGGCTGAAGAACATGCAGATGTTATGGAAGCCGAGCACCGCGAAAATGAAGTGAAAGCCCCGGCCGTTCAGGAAAACACCGCAGTGGCGACAGCCCGCCCCGCAGCGGCGCCGATGCTGGGTGGCTCCAACTTCACCAAGGTCGCCGCTGAAAACGGCTTTGAAGGCCTGGAGCTGGATGCGTTCTCTTTCCCGGTGATCAACCTGCCGGGTGAAGGCTACTTCCAGATGCTGGGTGACGAGGAATCCAACCTCGGCAAGTCCTTCGTCTTCCAGGCAGAAAGCACCCGTGCTCGTTACCGCATCTCTGAAACTGATGACGACGATGCTGAGCACTACATGACCTACGACGCCACTGGCATGACCAAGGCAGATGGCACATCTGCTGAAGCTATGCTGGCACAGTGGGCTGCAGATTCCGGCGAAGAAAACTACCGTCCCGTCATCAAGAAGTATGTTGACGTGGTAGCCACCATCGTAGAAGCAGACCCGACCTCTGAGCAAGCTCAGGAGCTTGTAGGTGAAACTGTGATGCTGTCCATTCCGAAGTCTGGCCAGGGCCGCTTCTCTGGCGTGATGGCTCGTGGTGCAAAACTGTACGGCGGCTTCGACGCTTTCGAGATCGAAGCCTCTGTTGGCAAGAAAGTGAAGACTGCAGGTGGTGGTTTCTACCCGTGGAACTTCAAACTGTCCAAGTAACTCTGGCAGTTTGAGCAGACCGGGGGCTTCGGCCCCCGGCTCTGAGTCACTTGGTGTGTTGGGTCGGAAGAACTTAAACTTTTTCTACTTAACATCTAGTCAGTGTTGTCGGAATAGGCGTTCTGCTTACAGACCGACCCAACACACCAAGTGGTTCAATCTGCTGTTACTCCCATCCAATTTGGTGCCGGGCGTTTAAGACACCGGCAGGTTGATCCGCTTAACTCTACCCTCGTAGCTCAATTGCAAGAGCATCGGATTTCTACTCCGTTGGTTGCAGGTTGGAGTCCTGCCGAGGGTGCCAAGGCCCTGTAGCTTATGATAAAGCGGCTTGGCTCATAACCGAGATGACTGGAGTTTGATTCTCCTCGGGGCCACCACCAAAAGACCAAAGGACCAGACCAATGACATACCCGAATACCGGGATCGACATGGGTACAGCTGCAGCGGTTGTATTCTTCGTATCGACCGCTGTTCTCGGCGTGGCAACGACTATCGCTACACGAAAACTGCATGATGCCAGATGCAGGATCGAAACACTGACTTCCGACCTGAAGCGGTTCCGAGCTGAGGCAGACAAGTTTGCCCGCAGAGGGCAAATACTATCCGCTGAACTCGAAGCCTACAAATCCGTAGCCGCAGCAGATAAACCCGCTTCAGCGAAACACACCGTAACCCGATACAAGCAACCCGCCAGGCCGGTCAGAGTAGCCACTGACACTAATCACAATGCTTCAACCAGTGGTTTCTCTGACGGTGGCCTGGCAATCAGCAGCGTATCGGGCAGTTCGAGCCATTCCTCAAGTTCCTGCGCCTCCAGCAGTTCAAGTTCATCCAGCAGCTCCAGCTGCGACTGAAACCAAAAGACCAATCCATAAAGGGAACGACCAATGCGTAAGCAACCCTTGTACAAGCCAGAGTCCTGGCTGATCCTCGACCATAAAGCCTGTTACAAACACATCTACCATGCCGGTGGCGACCAGGAAGGCATCTTCTCAGCCGTCCGTGACAAGGTTGTGCCTACCGCAGAGTTCGCCTTTGCCAAGTTCATTGAACGGTATCTGGAGCCAGCACTGGCCGAGTACGCCCCACGCCAGATCATCGTAGCCCACGACATGGGTATCAAGTATCGCCAGAACCTGCTGCCTGAGTACAAGCAGAAGCGTGGCGAACGAGAGCGTTGCGAGATTGAAGACGAGCAGATGGAGCGTATGCACAAGCTGCTGGTCGAGCTGTACAAGCGCCTGGGCATCATGCAGGTTGGTGTCGATGGCGTAGAAGCCGATGACGTGATCGCCTACCTGTGCGGCAACCTGAAAGGCATCAAGCAGGTCCGCACCGTAGACGCCGACCTCCTGGCCCTTGTGAACGAAGACACACTCGTCAACATGAAAGAAGATTGCTACACCGACGACGACTGGTACAAAGATACCTTCCCGCTCAACTCTGCAGAGAACTGCATCTCGATCAGCAAAGCCATGCTTGGAGACACGTCTGACGGCTACAAAGGTGTACCGGGATTCGGCCCTGCCAAGTGGGACGAGCTGGTTGAGGCTGTTGGCTATGACGGCGTGAAAGAGATCGAAGCCGCTGTGGAAGCCCGCGACCTGGAGCCGGTGAAGAACGCAGCGGAGTTGACCGGCCTGAAGTCGTTACAGCTGTTGGTCAACAACTGGGACGAGTTCCGCCGTCAGTGGCAGGTTGCCAAGCTGCACCCAGAACTGTGCTGGAAGCCGGCCGGCAAGAAACTGCCGAAGATGTTGTGGACTCGCCGGGTTGCCGACCGGGTAAAAGTACAGGAGCTACTGGCCTCGGCCAACTGCCAGGACCTGTTCAGCGTGTTTGAACCGTTCCTCCCCGTGGCATACCTGCTCACGCAGAAGGAATACGACCCCGGATTCATTGCAGCGATCAAGAACGAAATTCTGAAATCGCCCTTCGTCACGTTCGACTATGAATCCTGGGATGACCAGCAGTTTGAGTGCTACCGACTGAACGACCCTGATTACGTGGACGTTCTCAGCCAGAAAATCACAGGAGGTGTCCTGACGTTCGGTCAGAACCTTGAGTCCTCTGTCTACGTCAGCGTCGGCCACAAGTCTGAACACAACTTGCCGGTTGATGTACTTCTCGACTTGGTGATGTTCGCCTACGAGAACAAACCTCTCGTTGCCCACAACGCCATGTTTGAGATGACGGTGACCAAGACCAATGCCGGTATCGAGCTGGAAGGTCTGTACGACACCAACATCATGTCCAGCTACGTGGACGAGAACAGCCGCTCTGGCCTGAAATACCTGAGCAAGTCCATCCTCAACTACGATCAGGTCAGCTACATGGACACCCTGGCAGCGGCTGGCGTCAGCAACATGTCCGAACTGACACCTGAGCAGGTGTTCAGCTACGGCGTGGATGATGGCGTGGTCACCGCCTACCTGTTCGACTTCATGCACATGATCCTACAGCTGGAAGGCACCATCGACTTCTACGAGCAGAACGAGCTGTACACAGCGAACGTGCTGATGCAGGCGTTCATGGAAGGCGTGGTAATGGACACTGAACTGATGTCCCGTATCCGCGAAGACGACGAGCGCGTCTCACAGGAAGCTATCGAGAAGATTCGGGCGATCCTTTCAGAACACTGCCTGGACGGCCCACAGCTTGACTACAGCGGCGTCGAGGGTTTGATCGAGGCAGAGAAGCCGATCCAGAAAAAGCTCCTCAGATCGAAGTACAAGAAGCAGGCTGAGGCTGGCAAGAACATGGACACCGAGCAGGCTGTCTGGATTCGTCAGCAGACAGACGCAGCGTTGCAGCGTTGGGAGACCAAGCTGCAGGCGGCAGTGCCTTACGTCCCCTATGGCCGTGATGAGATTCCTCCGGTGTTCACCCCTACGGTGAAGCAGTTTGAGAGAGTCACCAATGCCCTTGGCATGGACCCTCTTGAGAAAGTCACACAGGCTGCTGTATCCGAGTGGCTGGCCAAGCACAGCGTTGATTTTGAAACCGAAGAAGTGATGATGCTGACGCCCCAGCAGCAGAAGTTCGTCACGCTCCTGGGCGCCTCTTCAAAACTGCTGAACAAGCGCGAGGGTGAAGCCTACGAACAATTGTGCGAGTTTTGTGCACAGTTCTTCGAGCCGAAAATCTCGGAGTACGGCGATGAGCTGTCGCTTAACTCACCAAACCAGATGCAGGAACTACTGTACTGCAAGCTGGCTCTGCCGTTACGACTGCGGACCAAGCCTCAGGTAGGGTCCTCGCGCATGAGCCTCGGGCTTGAAGGCTCCCCCGGCACCGATGACAAGGTGATCAAGATGGCCTTGGCAAACGACTGTGAAGGCGAGCATGAGTGGAAGGCAGAAGTGCTGAACCTTGTTCTTGAGGCGAAAGCTGCACTCACTCGTCTCGGCCTGTACCACAAGCCATACCCGAACTGGGTCCGTCCGACAGATGGACGTATTCATCCCTCGGTTCGCAACTGTGGCACAGTCACCCGCCGCCCGGCCGGTGGTGCTCCGAACATCCTGCAGGTGTCAAAGGGTGAGACGTACCGGGACAGCGGACTTCGTATGCGAAGCCTGTTCCTGCCGCCGCACCCTGACTACGTAGCAGTGCCTATCGACTACTCCGGCCAGGAGCTTCGCATCATGGCCTGCCAGACGATGGATGCCAACCTGCTGTCAGTGTACGGGGTGAGCCGCACAGAACATGGTACGTACTACCACAACACTGACAACGAGAAAGACCTGCACGGCATGACCGCATCAGGGATCATCGGCGTGGATTACGAGACCTTCATCGAAGCCTACAACGACGAAGGTCACGCTAATCACAAGGACTACAGCAAGGTGCGTGGCAAGAAGGCAAAGGGTACAAACTTCGGCCTGTCATACGGTGCCGGGGCCGAAACCCTGTCTCGAAACCTGACAGTGCCGGTCGAAGAAGCAGAACAACTGCTGTCAGCCGCCCACGCCACCTACCCCGGCATCGGCATCTGGCAGGAACGCTCTGCTGACTTTGCCCGTGCCTACGGTTTCACCCAGACAACGTTTGGCACCCGCCGCCACATGACGGATGACATCTTCAGCAAGGAAGCCGGCAAGCGCAGTCGTATGGAACGTCAGGGTGCGAACTTTGAAATCCAGGGCACCGCTGCAGACATGCTGAAGAAAGTCCTGACCGGCATCTGGCAGCGTGGCTTGATCCAGCGCCTGCGGATGGTGTTCTTCGCTCCGATCTACGACGAGGTAGTGTCCTGGGTTCACGTTGATGACGTGTGGGACTACTGCGTTGAGATGAACGAGCTGATGTCCGAGGCCACTCCTCCGGGGCATGTGGTGCCGCAGGTGCCTGAGTTCTCCGTCGGCCCTGATTGGGGCAAGGTGAAAGAGCTGGGACGACTGCCGGAACGTGAGGTGATCGAACAGGCGGCACGAGCGGCCTGGGAAGAAAACCAGCAGCGCCTGCACCTGTGGGAGCGGGCTACAAATAGAGCGGCTTAACGCCGCTCCTTTGGGAGGACGTATGGCAAAGAACAACATAGGCGACTGGTTCCAGGCAGAGTCCTGGGACCGGCTCCGAAAACACTTTGAATCGTGTGGGCTCGTTCACGAATTTGTGGACACCCGCCAAGCCGCCAGGTTCGTCCGGGCTCAACCCTCGGATTTCATGGTGAAGGCAACTCCGTTCTCGCACACACATTTTGTGGAAGTGAAGGCCAGCGAGAAACACAACTCACTGCGTAACTGCTTTCAGATGGTGCGAGACCAGCAGTGTGCCTTTGCACGGAAGTGGTGTGACCTCGGTGAACACTACACCTTCTGGTTCTATTCGGAGCCCCGAAACATGATAGAGGTGTGGGACGGTATGACTCTTGCAGTGTGTCGTGCCCAAGGCACACCACTGCCGAAGTCCGGCCTTATAGACGAATTCCCCTGGGACCAACTTGACCAAAAGATGTTAGAGATACTGACCACATGACCGCACAGACCATGACTCAGCTGGTGAACGCCAGCGAACAGACGACCCTGTACAAGTCCCACGCCAACAGCGTGGGCTACTGGAACATCAACGTCGAGATGCCAGATGGTGGCGACGAGGCATACCTGGTGATCAGCCACGCCAAGACCCTGGATGGCAAGGCGACGGGTAGCCGTGTGCCAGTGAAAGGCAAGAACATTGGCCGGGCCAACGAGACGACTCCCTGGGAACAGGCGATGTCCGAAATGGCCAGCCGCATTCGCAAGCAGGAAGACAAGGGGTACACCCTGGTCATGCCTGAGGCAGGCGCCCAGGCCACCAACTCCCTGGGCCTGGCCAAGCCCATGCTGGCTACCGTGTGGAGCAAGGTGAAGCCTGAGAGCATCGACTGGGCGAACTGTTTCGGCCAGTACAAGCTGGACGGCCACCGGGCGATGTACAAGGACGGAGTTCTCTACAGCCGTCAAGGCAAGGAGATCAACCTGCCTCACATTAAAGACCAGCTTGAGGCGCTGGAAAACAAACTTGGCTACTCGTTGCACCTTGACGGAGAACTCTACTGCCACGGTACACCCCTGCAGCAGATTGGATCGTTGGTCAAACGGCCTCGTGAAGAGTCCACACAGCTGGTGTACCACGTCTACGACTGCGTGAAGGACATGGCGTATGAACACCGCTTGGAGATGCTGAAGGATTATCTTTCATCAGAAGATATTGACGGATCGTTCATACGGTTGTTAAATACTGTAAAAATAACCAGTGTCGCAGAAGCTCAACAGCTTCAAGCCCAAGCAGTTGCGGCAGGTTATGAAGGGGCCATCCTTCGTCACGGTACAGCCGGGTACGAAGATGATAAGCGCAGCCGCAACCTGTTGAAGCTCAAAGACTACCAGGATGCTGAGTTCACAATCGTCGGCGTCACCAAGGGCAGTCCACGCTACTTGGCAGCTGAAGACAGATGGCTTGAGGTAGCTGTGTGGCAATTGGTTGCGGACAACTTCGAGCAGTTTGAGGCCACTGCGCCTGGCGACATGTACGAGAAAGACCGCTGGTGGCAGCGGCGCGATGACGTGATCGGCAAGATCGCTACGATCAAGTTCTTCGCGTTATCTGATGACGGCATACCGCTGCAGCCAGTAGCCCTCGGATTGCGAGAGGATGTCTAGGATTCCGAGGACATCTAAGATTCCGAGAGGACCTTTGATATGTACCCATGCCGCTGCAAACGCTGCAGGGGCCGGAGAAGTTTTAAACGGCACCCCGCAGATTACAAGGTGCCAAAACGCTGTAGCTGTGGCGGTGAATACTCCGTTGACAGCTACAGATTGAGAAAAGAGCACAAGACGACACTTTGCCATTGCGATGCCTATTGGTTCCCCCATCGCAGAGGTTCTGGAACCTGCACTCAGGTTATCAGCCTTACCGGGGTTATTAACCTGGCCGACGTTGACAAAGCGTTCGATGACTTTGATTCATTCAGGAGGAATGCAACGTGAGTAGTACCCCGAATTATGATTTCTGCCGATCAATCAGACTGGCCGATAAAATGGATGTCGTTTTTCTGGTCGATCGGGTCGGCAAGGAGTTCGGAATCACCTTGGTGTACCCAAAGGACAACGGAAGTTTGGATTACCATAAACTGCCAGATGCCTACGCGACCAGGAACGAGGCTCTGCGAATGATAGAGGACAGCCCGTTAGACCTGATTATGCAGGTGCAGTGACATTCAGGGGCTTACCGGCCCCTAACCAAAAGACCAAAGGACCAGACCATGATCGTCATAATGAGCGACCCGCACCTCGGCACCAACCGGGGTGCAAACACAACCGTGGCCAGCCGGCATCACTTGAAACAGACCTTGTTCAAGCAGCTAGACAACAACTTGAGCACTTACAACGGACCCGAGGTGACCAAAATCATCGCCGGGGACCTGTTCGACAAGGACACCAACGACGAAGCCGCAATCCTGCAGGGTATGCAGGTTATGCGCAAATGCGATGTGATCCTCGCCGGCAATCACGATCTGCCCAACCGGGCCAACAAGGTCAGCACAGTACAACTGCTGGACGAACTGAGCGGATGTGACGGTACGGTGGTGATTCCACCAGTTGGAGGCATACGGATCGAGCAGGGCGCTGCCAAGTGTGGCACCAACATCACCCTGATCCCTCACCACGCCACCCAGCAGCTGTTCGACGAAGCCATCCAAGCTGCGATCAACAACCCGATAAAAGGGCTGGTCATCACCCACTGCAACTTCGACAGTGATCGTGCCACGCACGACGATGCCAGTTTGAACATCACACGAGAGCAGGCGCAGCTGCTGCTGGATGCCGGGTACGAATATATTCTGAACGGCCACGAACATGCCCACTCAACCCACTTGGGTGGCCGGTTCGTGAACCTCGGCAACACCCACCCCACCAGCATGGGCGACATCAGCGATAAGTACCTGTGGACCTATGCCCACGGCAAGCTGGAGAAACACCTGATCTGGGACGCCCACATGGGCTACGCCGAGATCGAAATCTCAGGCGCACCTGCCGAGTGGCCGGAGCCAAATATCCACAGTGAGTTCGTCGATCTGGTCGGCACTATCGCCCCTGAACATGGCCCTGAGCTGGCAGAGTATGTGACCCGCTGGTTCAATGCCATGGGCCGGTTGATGGTACGCAACCGGGTCGGATACACCACTGACATTCTGGTGTCAGAGGCCAGCGAGGGCGGCAAGATTCACGACCTGGAAGCGCAGATCAGCGCCGACCTTTCTGGGTCTGACATTGGGGAGCTTTGGAGCTACTACCGGGCGGAGGTGCAGTGATGCAAACCCACCAATGCGGCATGTCGCTGACATGCAAAAGCACCAACTGCAGTCATGCCAAGCCACACCAACCAGATGATTGTGAATCAGCTGCGCCTTGCGGGAACTGGCCTGGGATGCCTCATTTCCAGCCACGTGTCTGCTGTATCCCTGTCGATCAGGTGCAGTGTGCCAAGAACGCAATCGAAAACCGCACCACTGATCCGGTAGTGATAGGACATAAGCTGCGCCAGACCCGTCTGAGCTTAGGCCTGACACAGGGCGAAATGGCGCGGTTGTTTGACATACCCGCCACCCGGTGGTCTGCGGTGGAGAACGGCAAGGAGGTACAGTGATGCTCGAAGAACCGACCTATTTAACCTCGTCTGAACGCAAGCAGATCGCTGAGTTATTGGAGCGTAGAGCCAACGAGATCGCAAGGTTCAGCAGCGATTATCAGCGATCAGAAAACCATTTCGGCAGTGTGGAGCTTGCCCTTACACGGGAAATATCACGCCTGCGAACACTGGCAATGAGGGTTAATCCTCCGGCGCCTGAGGAAGACGAGGAGGCAGAATGATGTTCGAGTTCATCAATGTAAACCTGCCACTACCAGTGCCAACTGCTAAGTTTGCAATCGCTTGGCTGATCATAGGTAGTTTGACCGCTGCCTTTGTAATGCTCCAATTATACGGCGCGTATCTCACAACTACGGAATGGGATGAAGAAGACATTGAGTATGATCTGGTTGCGCCCAGACAGGATGAATCAATGTGGTTTATCCTGTTTGTTTACCTCGTACTGGCCGTAACCTGGCCTGTCGTCTGGGTAGAACTGTGGAAGGGAGAGCTATGACCACGCCAATCACAAACGAAGTCTGGCAGCACCACAGCGGTCGGCTCTACAAGATCATCTGCGTAGCCAACGAAAAGGCAGAGTCTTGGGAGACCGAGGTGGTCTACCGGGATGTGGACGGTAATGTATGGGCCAGGCCCCTTGCAGTGTTTTTGAGGAAGTTCACGCTGTCGCCCACTTTGCCCCCGGTAGACGCTTTTGGCGAGCGAACTCACGGCAGAGTGACGGTGACCAAATCGTATGTCGTACCGGACAAAGACTGACCAAAGGACCAGACCATGAAACTCATCAGCATCGAAGTACAGAATTTCAAGAAACTGCGCGACTTCCGCGCCGACTTCACCGACGGGCTCAACACCATTATCGGTGACAACTGGGCCGGCAAGACCACCCTACTCCATGCCGTCGTGACCGGCCTGTACGGGCTCACTGCGATCCCCGGCAAGAAAGAGGATATTCC